GACATTTGGGACTTATTGGAATCGCCAACATCGGTCTTTAATCCACAGCATGACAAACGTGAGAGGCTGCTGGCGGTTTAACAACGTGACCGCAAAACACTCATTACCACTCTGGATCAGAAAACGAGGCATTGGGATAAATGACAGTGGACCACAAAGCGTGATCAGGCAAAGAAATCGTTCCGGCACCAAGAAATGCGAGCCAGGTTGGAGCACCCCCTTGAACAACTAAAGGTGGGACAGACAAAGAAGGAGCATCCTCATACTTTGCGTCGTCAAAAGTGAGGTAAAGAGGAGGGCTCCAATGTCGACCATCAAAGAACTTGACGCGATAATACCAAGAAGAATAATCACCCTGGACATCAGGCTCCAAACGCACAATAGCATTATGGTTTGGCAGATCAGGCACAACGAGATAGTTGCTGCCCAGGTCGAACAAGCGCGGAGGGGGGTGAGCTGCTGCAAAAAGAGCATCAGCTGACGGTGCGTCCGCAAGTGCAGGACTAGAAGTTCGTGGGGGTAGTGGTACCTCAGGGGCAGGCAGCGTAGGATCAGGAATAGAAAGCCAAGGAAGCAACGCAGAAATCAGGTCATGGACTGTGGGAGCCAATGAGGTTACCATGTCTTACGATGTGAAACACCATCCACGACGATAGGAACGTGGGCGGTGAGAGTCCAAGCTGAAGCAGCAGAACCACCAGCAATGTCAATGTGATAGGCGACAACCGGAGGATAGTCAAGCAAGGTCTTAACCTTCAAGGACTCACCCACCTCACGGGCGTTCTTTGGTGCTGCAGAGACGGAACCGACCAACAAAGAGTGCTGTATTTGAACACGTCCTTCGAGAGCAGAGACGTGTGCCTTGGTGGTAGGACCGGTCGTGTACTTGTCAGGATAAAGAGCAACCGTGGCAGTGGTGGCAATCGTGGAAGACACCGGGCCAGAAACTTCAAGCACAATTGATCCAACAATATTGACGGTGGCGTGAGAGTCAATATAATGTCGCAAATCGAGGTTCTCGGTGAGCTTAAAGAATCCAGAAGTGTTGTGACCGGTACCAGAATGGGTGGCAGGCACAGTAATAACGCGGGAGTGAAGCTCCTTCACATCACCCACAATGTCAGAAGAAGACATGGATCAACAATAACCTCGATCAACGCGCAGAATGTAAGTAGAACGGAAAACAATGCTTGTGAAGTACAAAGATTCAAAGATAGAGCCCAGAGTGTGCTCAGAAGGCGAACCAGATGGAACAGAGTCTGGATAATAAGTGCGCAAATAGCGGCCCTGGTTCTTATTCTCAATCAAAGAAAGGAATAGTGGATCAGAAGGAGCCAAACCGTAAGCCCGCAGTTCAGTCTTGTGAAGCAAGTCGCCGTCAAAAGCGTCAAGGTCACGAGGAGATGGAGCAGGGCCGGATGGAAGCGTGTTCTGAAGTAGAACAGCAAGATCATCCACAGTGCGACTAGCACGACAAGAGAACTTGCCCTTAGCTTGATGTGCAATGAAGTTCGACTGAGAAAGAAACTGAGTTCCGCAAGGGCAAAGCAGGTCCGATTCGGAGCTATGCATTGAATGGCGCCTTTGACCGGGGTTTTCCCCCGGGGCCGACTGTTTCTTTAAGACACATTCTGGAAAATAACGTGCCCTTCGCCCGTACAGTCTGTACACTGCCCAGCGGCCTAAAGCTGGACTCGGAGCATGCCTTCGGCAAGGCAGAGGCTGACGCGGGAATTTTGGGAGTTAGGCTTCCTCAGCTCGAGATCAAAGCGTGGAATAGCGTGTCCCATGGTGCGCTCCTTCCTCGATCGGGACGATCAGCATGGGTGAAATCAGAGCTCACCTGAACCCATACACCATATGCAGCCATTACAGCTGGACCTATGAACTTAGCTGTGCTGTCAAGTTATGACGACCTGAAGTCGATGTGGCTCAAAACACGAGCAGTGTAGTTTTATGTCTTCGGACGGGCAGGGGAAATAAATTCAGGTCGTAGTGATAGCTAAGTTAAGAGAGGAGAAGAAGTGACGGAGTGTAGAGTAAAGAGAAGTGGTAGAGACCTGGAAAGAAACCTGCCGGAGGTTGTTAAAATAGGAATGGAGTGGTTTTGGCAAATGATGCCAAAATGAGTCATAACTCATGAACCTCTGCGCGTCACGTGCGACGGCTAAGGCGTAGGGAGAGTCAAGGTTTGCATGTTTGAGCAGGCCGAGATAAGACTCCCATTTTTCCTGAGCGGAAGGGTCACGAGATTTTAAGATAGCGGTCCGGTACCACAGCCCGTGGGCACTGTAAGTTGGCGTGGTGCCGCCAAGCAGGAAACCACTAAACTCGACTCGTCTAGCATTCTCATCCTTAAACGCCCAAGGAGAGCGTAAGAACGGTAGTGCAGTGCAATAGCGGTCCACGGCAGCATCGTCACCGTTAATCGCGGTGGTGTCCTCAGGCTGGATAGAGCAGACGAGAGATGTGACAACTGCCCGACGAATAGAATTGAGGATCCAGGTGTAGCGATCCCCAGAATTCTGCATGGTGCGCATGGGCCCATGCTGGGAGAAGCTCGACAACCGGCGCTCAATGTAGGCGTCAACATACCACTTGGGAAAGTGAAGTGAACGCATGACATGAACGTCAAAATTAACCATTGCGGCATCACAACCAACATCCCAGCGGGTGACATCGGAACCATAGGCCCCGTTGTCAACACGCCAGCGCTTCGAGTAAGCCGTGATGAATTGATCTGGATCCATCCTACGGTAGAACAAGAAATTATCGGGAAAAGCGTCAGGCAAGTGGTTTTCAAGCCACAGCGCATATGAAGAATCGAGGAGTGTTTGAATGATATCGTACTCATGGATCAACTGGCCTGGAAGCGCCTCCTTTTTGTACATTTTCTCCGCCTTCTTGATGACCTGGTTCTTCAGCGAGATTTTAATGTTGGAGGGGCTGCGATCGGGGTCGTGTTGCTGTAATTTTTGGAGCACAGCACGGGCAGTGCGTTTGGAGAGGTACTCGTCAATTGCACGATCAATGTAGCCGTCAAAGTTTTGCTCCGTCCAATGGGGTGGCATCGGAACGAGACGATCATACTCATCGCACATGTCCTTCCTAGGATTGTCTAACATGGCTTTGAGGTTCTGGGCACGGGTGGCAGTCTTCAAGCGCTTCTCAACGCTCAGCCGGTAAGTAGGAGTGTCATTTCGTTTGTGCACCGCCGGGTTAACGAAGGCACCGTCCTTAAACTGGTCGGTTTGACCGTAGCGTGTGGATGCCTCACGGTCTTCCTTGGCAAAAGGGTGGAACTCCTCAACTAAATTGTCATGTGGAGGCGTGGCGTCAGGCCTTGAATGGTTAGGAATGACGTCATCACAAACGTTCTCGGACACAAAAGTGTCGTTGGAGGCCTCAATAACATGTTGGAACGCGGAAGCTGGCACAGAAGCACCAACGTTGGCGAACCAAACGAGATTGGGCATGGACCAAAGAAAATGGCGATAAAAGGAAGCATTGAACAAGCTACGAGGCGACA